TATAATTAAATAAAAAGAACCCGCTCTCGCGGGTTTCTTTGGCTGTCACAATAAAGTTCGTTATATTCATATATAATAAAAACAAATCACTTAATTATTTTAAAAATGGATTTATCAAAAATCAAATCAAAATTGGCAGGCCTTAACCAAAAGCCTGGAGCAACGTATGAAAAAATTGACTATTCTAAAATCTTTTGGAAACCTAAAGTAGGTAAACATCAATTAAGAATAGTACCGTCAAAATTTGACAAACAAAACCCATTCAAGGAAGTTTATTTCCACTATGGATTTACTAAAGGACCTATCTTAGCATTAACAAATTGGGGTGAAAAAGATCCAATCGTTGAATTTGCTAAAGGCTTACGTAAATCATCAGACAAGGACGATTGGCAATTAGCTAAAAAATTAGATGCTAAAATGCGTATCTTCGTTCCTGTAGTTGTACGTGGTGAAGAACACTTAGGTACCCGTTTATGGGAGTTCGGTAAAGAAATTTATCAACAATTATTAGGAATAGCAGCAGATGAGGATTATGGAGACTTCACAGACATTCAAGATGGTCGTGACTTTACAATCGAAGGAACTGAAGGTGAAGCTATGGGTAAGAAAATTATTAAATGTTCTATCCGTCCAAAACCAAAATCTACTTCAATTACTGAAGATGCTGTTCTATTACAAAAATTATTAGATGAACAACCTGATATTCTATCAATTAATAGAAGGTATAAATTTGATGATTTAAAGGACATTCTACAAAAATTCCTAAACCCTGAAGAAGAACATGAAATTGATGTTGTTCCTACAGCAACGGTTTCTGATGATGATGAAGATCCATTCATTAGTGAAGTAAAGGCTGCGCCTTACACATTGGAGAATTCAACTCCAAAACCATCAACAACAGACAAATTCGATTCATTATTTAATTAACCCAAAAACAAGTTATGGCTAAGAAAACAAATCCTAGCTTAACTGAAGTAGTATCTAAGTCATTGGGTAAAACCTTTGACTTAAATACTTTTAAGAAATCAAAATTCTTAGACAAATCAGTTAAGTTCAAACCACAGAGGTGGATTCCTCTGTCTAAAGCATTCCAGGATGTTATTTCATTACCTGGTATTCCTTTAGGACACATTACCCTATTAAGAGGCCATTCAGACACTGGTAAAACTACTGCATTATTAGAAGCAGCAGTTGAAGCACAAAAAATGGGTGTATTACCTGTATTCATCATCACTGAGATGAAATGGAATTGGGATCATGCAAAACAAATGGGATTCGAATACACAGAAGTTGTAGATGAAGAAACAGGTGAAATTACTGACTTTAGTGGATTCTTTATCTATGTAGATAGAGGTGCATTAAATACAATTGAAGATGTAGCTGCATTTATTGCTGATTTATTAAATGAACAAGCATTAGGTAAATTACCTTATGATTTATGTTTCTTCTGGGATTCAGTTGGATCAATTCCATGTAGAATGTCTGTTGAGAAATCTTCAAACAATAATGAATGGAACGCTGGTGCAATGTCTCAACAATTTGGTAACTTTATCAATCAGAAATTAATTTTATCACGTAAAGAAAACCAACCATATACAAATTCATTAGTGGCTGTTAATAAGGTGTGGGTTGCAAAACCAAATTCACCAATGGAACAACCAAAAATGAAGAATAAGGGTGGTGATACAATGTTCTTCGATTCATCATTAGTAGTAACATTTGGTAATATCACAAACAGTGGTACTAACAAATTAAAAGCAACTAAAGATGGTAAAGACGTTGAATTCGCTAAACGTACTAAAATCTCAGTTGATAAAAACCACGTTACAGGTGTACAAACCAAAGGTACAGTAACAATGACCGTTCATGGTTTCATCGATGATGATAAGAAAGCAATTGATGCTTACAAGAAAGAGCATGCTGATGAATGGTTAAAGATTCTAGGTACTCTTGACTTTGATTTAGTTGAAGACAAATCAGAATGGAATGAAAGTACAAACACCTTAACCAATGTTGTAGATGGCGAAGAATAGATTTGCAGAAATGCTAGCAGGTATTAATAACGAACCAGAAACTGAAAACAGCTCTGTATTAATTATTGATGGCTTGAATACATTTTTAAGATCATTCTCCATTATTAATGCAATCCATCCTTCCTCCGGCCAACACGTCGGAGGGATGCTTGGATTCTTAAAATCGGTGGGTTATGCTATTAAATTAAACTCCCCAACAAAAGTAATTATTACATTTGATGGTGTAGGTGGTTCAAACTCAAAACGTAATCTATTTCCAGATTACAAAGCTAATCGTAGTAAAGATCGTATCACTAACTATAAAACATTTACTAATAAAGACGAAGAAAGTGAATCCATGATGAACCAAATGGAAAGACTTATACAATATCTTCAATCTTTACCCGTTAATTTAATTGTTATCGATGGAATTGAAGCTGATGACGTAATGGGGTACTTAGCGCAGAAATACGAAGGTATAGCGGAAACTAAGCGCGTTACTATCATGTCGGCCGATCAAGATTTCCTGCAATTAGTAAGTGAAAAAGTTAATGTATATTCTCCAACAAAGAAGAAAGTATATAACGTAGAAAATTTCACTCAAGAGTATGGTATTCACCCAAAAAACTATCTATTATATAAAACATTCATGGGAGATAAAGGTGATAATGTTCCAAAGGTAAAAGGATTAGGTGAGGATAAATTATTAAAATTATTACCTCAATTAAAAACCCCATTCCCACTTCAATTAGAAACATTACTTGAATCTTTAGATCCAAATGATAAATGGGGATCTCAATTACTTAACTTCAGTCACCAATTAAGAATTAATTATAGATTGATGAATTTACGAGATATTCCACTATCAAATGAAAATATTGAAATTATAGAGGATGCTGTTGCTAATACTCGTGAATTTAACAAAGCTGGGTTCCTTCACTTATATTATAGAGATAATTTAGGGAATGGAATACCAAACGTTGAAACATGGTTAACAGAAGTATTTGGATATATCAGTACAATTTAGTATATTTAAATATAAAATAAAATAAGGTTATGACTACATTAAATTCGTTAGACAAATATGGAACATCGTTCCAAATCAAAGTAATAGGGGCGTTGTTAACACAACGCCAATTTTTACTTAATATTTCTGATTCACTAGAGAGTGAATATTTTTCAAACACATCACATCAATGGATAGTTGATTTTATAATCAAATACTTCAGCGAATATCATACGATTCCATCATTGGAAACATTATCCATTGAAGTAAAAAAGATAGATAACGAAGTTGCGCGAATTTCATTAACGGAGCAACTACGTGAAGCATATAAAGGAGCAGAAGCAAAAGACCTTGAATATGTTGAAAGAGAATTTACTTCATTCTGTGGTAACCAACAAATGAAAAAAGCATTAATGACATCAGTAGATTTACTTAATTTAGGTGATTTTGATGGTATTAGACGTTTAATTAATAATGCAATGAAGGCTGGTGAGGATAAAAATATTGGTCATGAATATGCAATAGATATTGAAACTCGCTATAGATTAAATGATAGATCAGCAATTCCATTCCCTTGGCCTATATTTAACGATTTAACACAAGGTGGTGTTGGTAATGGTGATTTAGTATTAATGTTTGGTAATCCAGGTGGTGGTAAATCATGGGCTGTTATTGCAATGGGTGCATTTGCTGCAGCATTAGGTTATAATGTCGTGCATTATACGCTAGAACTTGGCGAAGGTTATGTAGGAAAGCGATATGATGCTGTATTCTCCGGTATACCCGTTGATAAATTAGATGATAATCGTCATGCTGTTGAAGAAGTTATTAAACAAGTTAAAGGTAAGATTATAATTAAAGAATATGCCCCAAGACGCGCATCATTAGAAACAATTGAAGCTCATATTCAACAATTAGAGAACCAAGAAGAATTTAAACCTGATCTAGTTATTATTGATTATTTAGATTTATTAAAAGGTAAAGGAAATAAAAAAGAACGTAAAGATGAAATTGATGATGTTTATACTGAAGCAAAAGGTTTAGCAAAAACATTAAATATCCCAATTATTTCCCCATCTCAAGCAAACAGAACAGGAGCTGGTAAAAATATTATTGAAGGTGATAGCGCAGCTGGATCATATGATAAA